GCCGTTGAATGTCAGCCGCGCTCACGCTGTTGGGTACAACCAAGACGCCACCAGGCGTGGGACTGGATTTATGATATTCGTTCATTCTTCCTTCCTCAGCAAGGGTAAGCCGGTTTTGCGGGCAGCAATCAAGTTCGCGACGACCTGTTCGGTTGTTGGCATTGATCGCCGGATTGCCTCGGCTAACAGCCGGGCACCGTCAGCGTATTTAGTAACAAGCAACTCTTTCGCTTCAGCGAGGGTGTAACCGGCGGCGCAGGCGTCCAGCACTTCTCGCCGGAATTGTTCCCCCACGGCGGCGCCATCGAGCCCCACTTCCGTCATCTTACGGAGGGCTGCGTCATCTTCCACTATCAGCGGCCGTTCTGGTATTACTCCCATTATCCCTCCAATTCCAACAAGTCAATTTCCCGCTGCCTCGCCGCCGCCTGCCGGGTAATCTCCGCGCGTTCGCTGAGGCTGCCTCCAAGCCGCTGGATGGTTTCTTCCAGGGTCCCCACGCGATCGGCCATGCCGAGGGATACGGCCTCCTTGGCACCAACCAACCGGCCCTGGCCGAAGTCACGCTTGACGACGCTGGCGGTAGTCTTGCGGTGCCTGGCCACTGCGGACACGAACATCTCGTAATGACGATCGACGCTGCGTTGGATTTCCTCGCGGGCCTCCTTGCTAAGTGGCTCGAAAGGGTTGGTTTCGGCCTTGTACTTCCCGGCCGTGATGATCGTTGTTTTGACGCCCATAGCGGCATCGCAGTCGGACCAGTCGGTGTGCATACTTATAACTCCGATCGAGCCCACATCACCGGACGGCGTGACTACCAATTCGTCGGCGGCCGAGGCAATGAAGTAGGCGGCCGAGGCGGCCCAACTGTTGGCCACGGCGATGATCGGCTTGGTGCCACGGGCGGCGAATATCTTGGCGGCCAGTTCGGGCGTACCGGCACACGTCCCGCCGGGACTGTCGACGTCGATGACGATGGCCCCCACGTCGCTGCGGGCGATCAGGTCGTCGAACGCCGCCCCCCATTTCTGAGACGAGGTGCCCTCAAACCAGCCACCACGCTCGGTAATCACGCCGGTCAGAGGGATCACGGCCACAGCCCCCTTTACCTTTCCGATTCGCGGACCGGTACGGGCCTCGATTTGTTCGGCCGTGGGCACCGTGGCAAAGCCCGTCACGGACAACGCTTTCAGCCGCCCCGGGTGCATGGCCCAGATTTCGCCGTGGACGGCGCGGAGTTGATTGGCGGTCGGTGTCACCACGGGCAGGCCAGCCGACGCCGCCACGCGCCGCGCGTAGTTCGGCTCGTTGACAGCCCGGGGTGGACTGGCCGCCACCCTCGCGAACTCCTCGCTGGTTATGTTGCCGGTCTTGCCTTCCGGGATTGGGAAGGTCAGCGGCCCGGCATCGACGCTGTCGATCGTGACGGTATCCATGGTAGCTCCTGCCGTTTCCTTGGCGAGAGCCTCCATGACCGACGTAAGGCTGGCGGCCGCCGCTTCTACATCGATAGTAGTAGCGGCCGTGTCCGCTTTCGGCTCTCCGCTTCGGTCAGCCACAGGAACCTCCATACCAGCCTTGATCCTCGCGACTGCCTCTTGTCCTTCCGGCGTCGTAGGATCGAAATACATATCGGCAGGCGCCGGCATGGCCTCGGCCAGGGCCCTATCGCACGCGGCCAATTCTTCTGGGGTCGCGTTCAGCGTCGGGATTATTTTCCGGGCCAATTCGCGTTGGCCTGCCCTGCTGCCGCAAGTGCTCATGTGATGCCGAAGGGCTACGGCTACGCTATGCACATTGCCCGGTAACGGCTCCGCTTTCGGCTCTCCGCTTTCCGCTGTACTGTCATCACTCATTGTCTTTATCCTCATTCTCGTGGTCATCGGTAATCGAAAGAATGTCTGCAAACGCCGTGGTCAGTTCCCGTGTGCGGTTCGTCCGCCAACGGGCAAGCGTGGCTAGCGGATCGGATTCCACCAGGCTGGCGATAGTAGTCCAGCAGAGTTCCATCACCTTGGCGGCAATCGGCCCGGCGTCGGCATCGCGGCCCTGGATTGGTCCCAGTGTGCGGGCGACGTATTCCTTCTGTTTGCCGCCCCAGAACTCCCGGGCCCAGGTGTCGAAGCGGGGCCGGTCTTCGGCCGCCTTGTCGGCGCGTTTTTCCAGTTCGCGGATTTCGGCCTTGGCACAGCGCTCGGCGGCATCGGCCACCCAAGCGTTCAGTGTGCCGTCCTCGCCGTTGGCACCGCCCGGAATACCCGTACCGACGGATTCCAGGGGGACCATGTTCGCTTGGACGAGTCGCCGATCGCCGCCTTTCACCGGATCCCAGTCCTTTAGGGCGCGAATTTCGTTGATAGTCAAAACGCCCATTCGGTTGAAACTCTCAAATAGGGCCGCCTGGCTTTTGGTGTCACCACGCAACAGACCTTCCACGGAGAATTTCGGATAGTACGTCTTGGGTTCGGTGACGAGGTCGCGGGTGATCGTTTGCTCCCATCGGGTGATCCAGGATAGCATGGTGTGTTGGACAAACGAAAGGTTGAATTGTTCCAGATTGACGTAGGTGTTGCTGCCCTTGTCCAGCGCCGCGTTGATCATGGGTAGCGGCACGCGGAACATACGGGCGACTTCGCCAAGCTGATAGCGGCGGGTATCGAGCCACTGGCTGTCTTCGTTGGAGAGGCCGATCTGTTGCCACTCCAATCCGTTTTCCAAAACGGCCACCTTATGGCGGTTGGCCCCCGTGTTGGCGGCCTGCCAGGAGTTTGCCAGCCCGGCCGCGGCCTCGTCGCCCAGGACTTGCCCGACGGGCATTTTCAGTATTCCCCCGGGCGTGGCCTTGTTGGTAAAGTATGTCAGCCCATGGCCCTCGATTTCATCAGACAGCTTGACGGCGCGGCGGTTGACTCCGACCACGGAGATACCCAGCATCCCATCAAGGGACATCGTGCGGAGGTGGAAGATTTCGTCCTGGGTGTAGGCTTGCGCCGGCTCGCCTTCGGGGCGATACAGGTAACCAAGGCGGTTGTTTGCCAGCCGCATAACTTCCATTCGTGCCGGGTGTAGCGGAATCAGTTGCGAGACGGAGCCTCGCGGACCGGGCACGATGCGCGCGAAGGCGTTGCCACGCAAGGCGCAGTGGCCGGTCATCATCTCCATGAATTCCGCCGGCGTCTGCCAGGCGTTGGGTTCCGTGTGCAGGACGTGATACAGCGGATGTTCGCGGGCCGGTTCGCGCCGCGTGCCGTCGGTTCGCATTAGGTGCAACGGTAGCACGGACATGGTTTCGGCCAGCACGCGGATACAGGCGAACACGGCCGTGTTTTGCAGGGCGTGCTCGGGAACGTGTCCGGCGGACAACAGGCGGCCCAGGAAGGACGTGCTGTCGGTATACCAAAAGTCATCGCCGGGCGGCGGTTGGCCCATGAACGTGGCAAGGCCGTCGTGAACGAGTTCAGCTATCATTGTATGCCTCCATGTCTCCGTGGACATAATCGGCGCCACGTTCGTCGCAGTGCCCTTCGTACCTCAAGCATGAAGTTCCTCAGTGCTAACCTCAGTTCTATTCGCGCCCGGAACAGCGTCCCCTTCGTTACCTTCAATACCTCGTCATCCGAATACTTTGAGTCCGTCAGTAGCCACTCGCGACGCAAGTGGCGGAGTAGCCGTTGTCCTTGCAGCCGTTTGCTGATCATACTCGATGCCCCCTCTGTTCCGGAAAGAACTCCGGCAAATCCCGCCGGTCGATTTTGCCCGGTTGGTTCATCATTGGTTCTATTCCCTCTTAGTTAGGGTCACGTACAATGGATGTTCTCGCCGGGGTACTGCTCTCAGCCGTAGTCGCTCGTTGCGGAAGAATACAAACCGCGATCGCATGGAATCAAAGCGCACATGCACCACCGGCTCATCGGTGGGCAGTAATGCAGGTGCCACCAAAAAGGCTCCGCAGGCGGCGAGAAAGCTACGCCGGTTCATGGTCCTCTCCTCCTCCTCCTTATGCGAACCACGGCCATCGCCGCGACGAACGCCACCACGCCAAGCCCGGACACCCCAGCGGCAATGTGCAACCAGAACAAACCGCAGAGGAAGAGGACCGGGGCGGCGAACAGCAGGAGGTCGTGTAGGTCAACTTTCATAAGTCCGCGTCTTTCTTTTCAGTCGGGTCGAATGTCTTTATTTCATCCGGTTGAAACTCCGCACAACTCGCCCGAAACCGCTGCTGCTCCGCTTTAGCTTTCCCATTGTCGGCGCCGAGCACGGACTCAATCGTTAGCACGGCATCGATCGTTAGTTCCCCATCGACCACGACGCACCGAGTGCCGTTGAACTGCATCGCTTCCCAGCTAGCGGCTATCTGTTCGCGGATCCCCGAAGGCACGACCCGATCGATCTTTAGAACCACAATCGAACCGGCGGGGCAATCAATGGTCTCGATGGACGTGATTGCCGGTCGCGAACACGCCTCGTCGAGTCGCTCACTGAGTCGCTGTTGTTTCCTTCGGATCACAACGAATGCGATTGCGAGAATCACGCCCGTCGTGATAGCGGCTGCAATTTCCAGGCTTATCATATCAACACAATCCCTCTCGTTGCATAGGGTGAAGGGGCCGGCATCCTGGTTGCGGCGTCCGAGGCCATGATGCCGGCCACGATGCCGTCGATCTTTCGGATGTCGCCGTGGGGCGGCTTCACCGGCCGGATGTTGGCGTTGGCGTCGTGCTTGACTTGGACGTGCCCCGCCTGCCAGGTTAGAATCGGGTGGCTGTTGTGGTGTAGCTTGCCGGCGATGACCAGCCGTTCGAATTGCGCGGTTGGGCCGGCGAAGGCCATGATTGTCTGTGGGAATTCAAACAGGCTGGTCTGTGGAAATCCATGTTCTTGGACCAGCCGTTGGGTGAGTTCAAAGGCGTAGTGCCGGTCAAAGCCGAGGAGCCTCACATCGAACTTGTCGAGGATTTCGGCGATGTCCCGCTCCACGAAACTGTAGTCAATCACCTCGCCGGGAATCACGCGAAGCCAGCCGTCCGCCTGCCACTGAGCGTAATCCGTTTCGTGGGAGTGACGGTCAACGGCCGCTTGTGGCAGCCAGAACCAGGAGAGAATCTTGCAGGGCAAGTCCTCCTCGCCAACGGCCTCGCCCTCGGGGAAGGCCAGCACGAGAGACGTCATGTCCTCTGTCTTCGATAGGTCCAGCCCGGCCCCGCAAGGTACGCCGTAAAGGTCGGCCTCGGCAAACTCGCGGCGGCATTTCACCCAGTCGTCTTGCCGTAGCCAGGGGTTGCTTGCACGCTGCCAGATATTCAGGCGGTACATTTTGAATCTGGCCAGCTTCGTGATCGATACCTTCGATCGGGCGTAATCGGAAACGTACTCTTCCTCGCCGATCGTGTGGCCCCAAGCGGGGTTGGCCAGCTTGCCGTACTTCACCGGGTCGGCGTCGAGGTCGGCATCGGACAGGTCTTGAGGAGCTTCGTGAACGATGGCCAATGTCTGGTGGTCGATATGTTCGCCGGACAATACCCGCTTTGCATATTCGTACCTCGCCCGGCCATAGCCCTCGGGATTGTCGCCGGCCGTGCTGACCTCGATCAACAGCGGTTCGGAACGCGAAATGCCCGCGCGGTCGATACGGCCCATGAACGCATCGTCGACCACGTGGGTTTCATCGACACCGATGGAACCGTTAAGACCTTCTTTGGCTTCCTGGCTGCGGACGTTGTCCGATGACAGCGGCTTCATCAGTGAGCGGGAACGCTCGTGGGTGATCTGCATCATGGTCTTGTTGATCGTGCATTCGGCCATGAGCATCGGCGAGGCACGGACCATTTCGATGGCATGTTTGCCGACCATCTCCCGGGCCTGGTTGCCGTCCTTCGCCGCGAAGTAGAATTTTTGGCCCTGTTCGCCGTCGCCGCAAGTCAGGTAAATTCCCCAGGCGGCCAGCGTCGGGCTCTTCTTGTTTTTTTTCGGCACCCAGACACTTGCCTGACGAAACCGTCTGATTTCCCGGCCCCATCGCTCGGAGAATTTCACCCAGCCGAACATCCGCATGGTGGCATCATATTGCCAGTCCACGCAGTCGAAAGGCTGCCCGGCCCACTCGCCCTCGTACAGGCAGAGGTGGTCGTGCAACCAGTCCACCACGAACATTCCCCGCTCTTCGTCGAACCGATAGCCGGCGGCCACGGCGTGCTCGTCCGAGGCGTTCAGGGTCCAGCGGCGGGTGATGTCGTCGGCGGTCATTACAAAAGGGCAGCCAAGTGTTCCAGGCACCTGGCTGCCCTCTGAAAATCCCGCCGGTGATCAGCCTTTGGGGGAAACGGGTTATGGGATTGGTTAGGTCACGCGGCGTAGTTCCCTGATTCGGTCGCGGATTTTCACGCTCAGTCCTCTGTGGCAACGCCGGTTATGGTCTCGGTCACACGCAACGCTCGCTCGGTGCCTTCGATCAGCCGGTACATATTGAGTGTTCGCGGGTAGCTGGCGTGCTTGTCGGCAGTACGCTCGGCAATGAAGGCCAACGCGTCCTTCCCCGTGTCGAATTTTTGCAGGCCGATGCCGCCGTTGTCCGGGTAATCGTCGTGATAGTAGACGTAGTATTTCACGCGCCGCCCCTCCTGAAAGCGGGGAGAATTACGAAGTGGATTTCTAGTGGCCAAAGACTGCATCGCCTTTCGATTTCGTTAGCGGCTTCTTCTTCTGTGTCACACCACCGGCAGAACTCCAGGTGTTGGGCGTGCTCTTTTCCTGCCGATCCAAAATGCAGGTGACGGCCCACGGGCGGTACGGTACCGACGCAATCGGAGTTGGCGCCACCAGTGATGTCGTTCACCAGTTCGTAGAGGTGAAAGCCTTTTTCGATGGGGTTGGTCACGCTCCCCCCCTCCTTTCCCTGGTCCTGACCGTCGGCGCCGCCTCCGGTTCCAGTTGGATGCGAGCACGGGCCGCCGGTGTCAGGCCGAATTCTTGCTCGATTCGAAGCAACTCGGCCGCCAGACCACGGAGAGTGACGACCTCGGGCCACGAATGAACGGCCTTGATGTCGCCTAGTTCGTGCTTGACCACGTAGGTTTCGCCGTGTTCCTTCACGAAAGCCAGGCATTTCTTCCACCGCACCCACGATTCGCAGTAGCGGGACAGTGGCCCGCCGTCTGCAACCGTCAAGACACGCATTGTATTGAGCATCGGAACGACCTGATCCCAGACCTGCCGGGCATCGTCGCCAAGCCAGTCCGGGCAATCCGGCGTTTTCTTCTCCGGTTTGGGCTCGGTTTTGTCGCGGTCATTACCAAGCCGCGAGCCGTGGAGCTTCAGTAGGGCGGTTGGCGTTCGTTGTGGGCCTCTAGTTCCCATAATCCTTACCTATCCTGCCT